GAACGCTTCGGGCAATTTGGATCCCAAATCAGCATCAATGTCGATGGCGCGTACGATGCCTTCAACAGAAGGATTGTGATCGGACTTACGAGCTGCATGGCGCGCATCACCGATCCACCCATCACGAGATCTACTTCTATCGGGAAACGCATCATCTATGGCTTCTCTTAAAGTGACTCCGGCTTTGCATAGTTTTGGCATTATTTTGAGGGATTGTGCTAAAGACCGAGAGCAGCCTTTAGGTCATCTAAATTCAGACCAACGCTTGCCAATTTCTGCTCAACTGTTGGCTCCGGCGCTATTGTCGTTCCATTGTGAGCAGCAACAATCTCGGCAATTTTGTCCTTGTCTTTCTCTTCGACATCTAGCCAAAATCTGCCTTCACCATCTATAAGTGGCGCTTGGCGGTATTTATCTAAAACAATTCCGATAGCAACCAGTTCGTCCAATAATTCAGCGCCATTTAGATTTTTAGGTTTTGTAAATTCAATCATTTTAGGCTCCTAAGAATTGAACTTGTAAAGTGTTGTAATAAGCATCAAAATCGCCGCCCTGGGTGTTTAGGCTTCCGCCGCTTGATTGAAATAATCTCATTTCAATGTAATCTCCAGCGTTTAATGAAGCGATAGCAGAAACATCACAACTAGCACCATAAGTGCCGCCAGCGTTCCAAGTATGCACCTCGGCTAGTAAATCACTTCCGTTTTTTCTAATGGTGACTGCGCGGCTACCGTTTGCGTTTCCATCGAAAGCGCCTCGTGCATAAAGAAAATACTTTCCACCTTTACCGGTCGGAATTGTTATGCGGCTATTGTTCGTGCTGTTATCGTGGAACCCATCTGTGTCAATGATTTCGCCATTAAAATCTATTACTGTTTGTGTGGTATTTGATAACGATTGACCAGCCGTTCCCCAAGTTTTGTGGACTACGCAACCCACAAAACTAGGCGTTGAAGAAACCGCTTCCCATTTTAATCCGGTGCTGGTTGAACTATCCGCTACGAGTGTGTGGCCGTTTGTGCCGACTGTGAGCTTGGCAAAGGTATCAGCTCCAGTACCAACAATGAGATCGCCTTTCGCATCGTAAGCGGTTGCGACTGTGTTGGTTACGACTGGTACTGGGCCAGTGCCAGAAGCCACCGAAATTCCTGTACCGGCTTGTACTTCGGTGATGTCACCTGATCCATAAGCTACCCACGCTGCACCATCATAAATTTCTAAACTGTTGGTGTCTTTTAAGAAACTGACGTTTCCCTCTTGTGGGCTTGTAACTGCGCTGGTTCGAGCAGCAGCGTTGGCAAACACCCAAACGCCCTGCATTAAATAACCATTAGTATCGGCGGCTGTAAGTACGTCCCCGGTATTAAAGGTCTTAAATCCTAGTCCTGCTGCCATGCGTGCTCCTTAGTAGCTCAGTGCATCTGTGCCGATTATACCCTGTGTGAGCGAATCTAGGATGAAGCCATCAATCAAAGATTCGCCGGTAAGCAAGGTAGTAGTCATGCGGTTGTTATTGAAGTCGTGATTGATTCCCTGCACCAAAAGGGTGCGGGTAATGCTGGTAGATCCGGGCATCGCCTTAGTAATCTCGATGCAATCTAGAAGCTCAACATTTAGACCAGCCACGCATAAATTGATGTTGTTGCCATCTTCCAGCGTAACTTGGATGCTATCGATGCGGGTTTCGGTGTCTTTACGCGTACTTAGCAGCATTGATGCTTGATCTAGAGCTTCTGTGTCCGTTTGAACAAGGATGCTATCGCGCACGCCTGAGCGCTGGAAATAAGTGTCAATTGAAGTCTGATCAAATACGTTCTGTGGGCTACCGCCTAAGCGTGTCACCGTAACATCATTAACAATCAGGCTATCGTCAAACTTTGTCACAGCGTTCTGGTAAGGCAAATCAACGCCTAAGTCACTGAAAGTGTAAAGCGGGCTCGCAAGGCTTTGTGTAAGCGCTAGGCGATCAATAAAGGTAACACGACCCTCAGCATCTAGAAATAGGCCACCAAACTCTGAATCTTCCACCGTTCGTAGAGCTGCAAGCACTAAGCGCGTAGTACCGGGATCTGCTTGGAGAGTAGATTGACCGGTGTCAATATCACGCAACGCACTAGGAAAATCTACTTCATCAAGGATCTTATCTACACGCGTACCAGAGAGCTGAGCGCTGGCACCTGTAACTGTGGTTATTTGAGCATTTTGGAATAGCCTAAACGCATCTACACAACGCAGAACAACGCGGCTGACTTCATCCGTACCCTGTGAAAAGCTAGTGTCATAGTCTGTAATAAAACCGCTGAATAGGTAATAACGCACCGAGTTGTAATCTGCATAGATTTGAATTTTACGCAACGGCTTTAAGTCGCCATAATAAGGGCTGCTTGGGTTATTTGGATTCCAGTCGCCATTGAGATCGTAAATTGTCACATTGGCTGTGCCAGCTTCAAATTTAGACAAAATTCGGTTACGACCACGGCGGATACTTGCATCGACAATAAGGCTGGTAATGTCCACGATGTTAGTGGCTTGATCCTGTAATTGACCAAAGCCTAAAACGCCATAAACCGAATCATCTAAAATAAAACTGTTAGTAATAAAACTCGGGCCATTACTGAAATCGACAATCGCTCCGATTACTGGTGCTGCTGGCATTAGAGCGCTATCGCGTTATAGGTGACGTTTCGGCCTTGCTTTTGATATTGATACAAGCCATCCAAAATACCAGATGTAAGATCTTGCTCTGTCATGACGTTGCCAGCCACATTGACAGTAACGCTGACAGGCGCTTGATAACCACCCGGGCCGAAATCACGAATCGTTGCAAATATGTCGCTAATGCGCTGACGTGCCATTGACTCTAAAGCCGTGTCGTCTGGTCTAGCCGTAGGGCTGACAGCACCGTAATTGCTTAGAAATGTTTTGCCGCCAACTTGAAAAGTTTGTGGAGTGCTAGAAATAATCGTGCCATTTGGTGTAATGACTGTAGGTTGATTGCCACTCGTAGCACCGCCAACGATTGAAACACCGCCACCGTTACCGCCGCCAGCACCACCACCGCCAGCACCACCACCGCCACCACCACCACCACCGCCAGCGCCAGAACCACCACCACCGCCAGCACCGCCCCCGCCATCCGGTGAATACTTGGGCATGTTGCGCAACTTCAAAGCCATAGCATCAAGATCCGCAAGGATCTTAGCCATAATGCTTGTCCAATCTTCAAATGGATTTTTAGCCTTTGGAATATTGGCGATGCCAGTATTTAGTAAAAACAATTTAGTCTGAGCATCAATTATTTTAGCAATAACGGTTGTGGCATTGTCGCTTGAAGTCAGGATAATTCCAAGACTTGTTAGGGCTGGACCCTGCGTTGCTAATATAGCTGCTGAGAGTTTGTCAGCTGCTTCAGCGTTGCCATTGTTTAACGCCAAAAGCGCTGTTAAACGAAGGCGCTGTTCCTCATTAACGCGACCTTGTAAAGCTGCAACTATTTGGATGTTTTCCATATCAAAAACAGTTCCAGCGCGCTTCAGGGCTTGCTGTTCACGTTCGCGTTTAGCGGTTTCTAATGCAGCCTTCTTTTGCAACGCAGCTAATTCTTTAGCACGCTTAGCGGCTGCTTGTTCTATCTTTGTTCTAGCTTTATCTTGCTTACTGTAAAAGTCCGTTTGCCCGGAAATAGTCATCGGGGTTGTAAAGGGCTTTGGCTTTAATCTTTGATCTCGGCCTAAGGCACTGAGTACTCCCAAGATGCCAAAGTTTTTCATGCTTAAAATCGCCTGTAAAACTAAACCAATACCGGGTATTTCTTTTAGTTTGGAAATGAGAATAGAAATACCGCTTATAGTGTCAGCGATTTCCTGTGCAAATGTTTCCATCGCGGATGTTGCACCCGAAATGCCATCTTTACCGGCTAAGGTTGCAAAAGCATTAACTAACGCCTCTCCGATTGTTTCTTGCATATTCGCATAAGCCACATTTAGTAATGAAACCTGACCAGCATAAGTGCTTAGAAACGAAGATGCTTGACCACCAAATTGCTGATTTAGTTTGGCTTGCAGTTCAGCAAATGAAGCGGCTTTTAATTCAGCTTGTGTCAAACCTAAGGCATATTTGCTTAGACCGCGTGTTTGCCCCACATAAGCGCGACTTAAATCTGAAACGACCGTTTCAAGGCCGACACCGCTACCACGACTGACATCGATAGCAAGGCTTAATAATTCCTGCGACTTAGCCAATGATCCTGTCGTGGTCATCAACCGCGACATGGCTGGTCGCAAACTATCGTCCAAAACTCCCGTTGCGGTTTCTAGTTCTGAAATAAATTTGGCAATAGCCGGAGCTTCAAAAGCAAGCCCCATATTTTCTAGAGTTGTGTTTAATCTTCTTACTGCTAATTCATCTTCTTCAAATGCTTTTACGCTGGCTTTGGCGAACCGAGTGACGGCAGTTACGGAAAACACACCCGCAAACGTGCGAGCTAAATGTTTGAATTGTCTGTCTAGTCCGGTGCTCGCCTTACTAGCTTGCTTAAAGCCTCGATCTCTAAACTCAGAAGCAATATCAATGCGGATATTTGGAGTAGCCATTATGCCGCCTTGCTAGTAGGTAATTGCGTGCGTGCTTCAAACTTGCGTTTCGCTAATTCTATCGCCTTGAATACTGCATCCAGTGTCTTTCCATCGCGATCTGCATAGACCGCATAAAGCAAACGTCCACGGTGCTTAGGGTTTTGATCATAACTCTTAATAGCTCCGACACCGTTTAGAGCACCAACAAATCTACGTCCGGCATCCGGGTTGTTAGATCTTCCGTGTGTTTGTGTGGACTTTGATCCGCGATTACCCATTTGTGGCCTACCGTAACGGTTTTTACGTCCGGCAACTTCGATAATTGCTCCTACGTCTGAGGAGTTCCACAAAGAAAACAAAGTGGCGAAACCTTGTGGGTTAAAGCGCTGCGTGCCAGTTCGATAGACTAAACCGCGGCGGACAACGGCAGAATTGTAAATGGGAAAGCCGCGTGTTTTAGATGTGCGGCTGCTGACCTCTTCGGTCGATTTAGGCCTTGCCCAGTTATACAAGCCACCGGGCGGGTTTCCCGGTACTTTAGCTCTAGCAGCATCGCGGACGGCTGTTAATTCAGCCTTAATTGTGGCATCCATTTCGTCACGCAAATCAGGCGCGTACTTTTTCAAAGCACGTTTAAGGTCGTCCACGCCTTGCACTACGACTGGCAATTTTGCGCTCCTCTGCCTGTTTCTTTATTACCGCATAGATGGCATCTAGCAAACTGCTATCCATGTTAATAAATTCGCTAGGCGCGATACCTAGATTGACCGAAAGCTCTGCTATTCGATAAGTCCAAGTATCACGCGTTATCCATTTGGGGAGTCGTCCATGACCTCTACAGCGCGCAGGGTTTCAAGGAATTTGTCCCCAAATGGAAATACGTCTGGAGCATTTGCTCTACGCAAACACTCCCAAGCAAGCCAATAGATGTCCGACTGCTTTTGATCCTCGCGGAAGGCTTTGTAAAAACCCTTCTTAGCGTACTGCTCAAACGCATATTCAATGGCTGGGGTGATTTCATGAATCGACTCCGTACCATCTGCCCTAACTACTTTTAGCTTAGCCATTTTGCCCTTTCTTAATTATTAGAACGTGCCGGTGTCGGCTACTGTCACAGCTGAGTTTAGCGTGAAAGTAATGTCTTGTGTTCCAATGTCGCCTACGCCACCGTTGATTGGTGTCAAGTTATTCACAAGAATATCAAAGGTGTAAAGCGGATTGGTCGCACCTACGGCAGTTGCCTTTTCCTGTAGCAATTTTGCTGCAACAGTTGTGCCGAAAGCTGCGCGAAGAGTTGCCATTACGCTTGCGGCTGCGGTGTCGTTCAAGAAGGAAACAGTCAGAGTGCCAGACTCCAAGCCCTTAACGAACTTGTGAGATGTGTCACCCATCGCGGTGACTTCTAGCTCATCTGCTGCTTGGTTTAGTGTGACCGAGGTCACATGGTCGCTAAGATCAACGTTGTTAATCTTAACACCGACTTTGTTGTTTAGAAAAACAGCCATTGACTATTCCTCGTCTTTCTTA